CTTTATTCATGGATCAGAAGCTGGTTTCTTAAAACACAATGCTGTTTGGGATGATGAATTGCAGTTGTATCGCGCAGTTATTGAAGAATCTTCGATTTCTAAGATGCTCCATTCACATGGAAGATCACAGATTTCTGAAGAACTTCATGCTGCATGTACTATTAGAGATGCACTTGATAAGTATGCACATTATGGACGTAAGAAATACACGGAAAGATGTGCTCAACTTAAACAAGTTGCTGATGAATGCAACCTCACAGGCTTAGTAGGAGATTTTCCAACTTATCAGGAACAACTACTTAAGTATTGTGAGAAGTATGAATGGGATGAAAACCCATACCCTGTCCAGAAGGATTAGGGTGAATATTTCACAATTTTGAGATCGCGTTGGACACATGCGATTAAAACCAAAGAACCCAGATGGGGTAGTTACGAACTTGTATTTAGTATCTTCCAAACTAAATATATGTTACGAAAACTCATTTGTCTTGAACCTCCCTCGTGGGGTACCGCTATTTAGTGGAGTAGTTTGAAACTACAAACAAGAGAAGCTCTGGATCAGATGTATTGATGCATACATTTGTTCTATTTGTACATAAATTGCATTACTACTACAGTTAATTATCCAAGTGCATTGGATTTGTCTATGCACAATGGGGAGTTCCAGTCCCCTTATACACTGGAAACGGCGTTGGTGCGTATTCACCAACTAGAAACTGATGTTGCCCGCAAATATGGACACATTAGGAAGTTAAAGAAGAAAATGGCTGCATTGCAACATGAGAATCTTCGGATCTCTAATTTGTTATTGCCGTCACAATCTGCTACTATGGATGTTAGTATGGCTGATGATAGTGCGAAAGCGCAAATCACAACCTTTGCTGATGAATCTGCTGGATGGAACACTACGGTGCCAACCAACCCAGATTCTACTTTTAATTTAGCTAATAATAGTGACAGTGATTTAGGTAATTTTCTATGTCGTCCTATTAATGTGGCAACTTACCAATGGGATGTTGATGCGCCTCTTTTTGAGACGTTGAAACCCTGGTCAGCATATTTGAATAATCCTTTTATTAGGGACAAAATTAAGAATTTTGAACTTCTGCGCATGAATTTGCATATGAAAGTTCTAATTAGTGGAACACCATTTCATTATGGTCGAGCATTAGTATCATACAATCCTTTAAATGGATTTGACCAAGTCACAATTGAACGTGGCTTAGGTGCCGCTTTGGATGCCGATCTAATAGGTGCTTCACAGAAACCACATATATTTTTGAACCCTAC